TGCTCAATTTGCGCGTAGCAAAGTCAGCCTCGACCGCAGAATTAAGGCGCACCTTTTCGGTAGCGTCTCCAGCCTCGCGACGGTTCAGCCGCTCGACAATAGCGTTGGCCCACGTCTGGCCGGCGTCACCCCCCCAGCCGTTCCAAGCCTGCCACCCCTTCCCCTGCTGGTCCCAAGTCGCGCCCTTCTTGTCGACCTCGTGGCGGTCGAAGTATGCCTTCATGCGGCGCACCGTGTCCTCGGAGAGCGCACGCTTGTTAATGATGTCCCGCGCGCGAGCAATGCCCACCGAGGTCATGCCGCGCTGACTGGCCGGCTTAGACTCGCGGACCTCCAGCGCACGCTTGGCATTGGCGACCATTGACTCGTTGGGAACGTAGCCATCCTCTGCGAAGTCAATGACGATGCGGTTGTCGGATAGCTCGGCGTCATTCTCAGGCGGCGCATCTTGTGCCGGCTGCTTCTGCGTAGCGTTGGTCGCATCAACTGCACTCTGCGTGACGTTATCACCGAGAGCGGCCGCCATCGCCGGATTAGCTGGCAGCTGCTGCGTGACCATGCGAATCGAGGTCTCCGGCACGTTGTATCGCGCGGCCAATTCGGACACGAATGACGCCTCAATGGCGATCTGCTCCAGGCGGCCAAACGCATCGGTGCCCTCCTCGGCTGCGATCTCCTGCAACGACTTCGCGCCCTGCCGGTTCTCGTTCAGGTTAGCCGCGGACTCACGGCCGATGTCAATCGTGAGCTTGGCCGGAAAGCGCCACTCGCCACGGGTCGCACGCTTCATCGCCTGCACCACCGTCTCGCCATCACGCCGCGGAGGTGGCGGAATCAAGTCACGCGCAATCGCGTCGAGGATCACTTGGTTCTTGATTGGATCAAGCACCTTGTCCTGCAAGATCCCTTGATGGCGGGTGAATACGCGGTCTGCCGCGGCAAAGTCCGCACGCACGCTCGGCCCCTTGTAGTTCTGCGTACCGAACAGAACGCCTTCGGGAATGCCAACGCCGATGGCAATCTCGTGCATCAGGTGCTGCACGAATCCTTCGAACGCAGCACTCGGCCGCGACGGCATCACCTCGATCTTGTCCGCAGTCCCGAAGTACCGTATCTGACCTATTTGCGATTCCTCGTTTTTCTGCGTTTGCCCGTTCGCGAGCGTTTGCGCCGGATTAGGCGTAAACAGGTTTCGTGGGTTGGCAGTTCCTCGGTCGGAAAATACGAGGGCGGCTTGCTGACTAGCAAAGCGGACGCCAACCTTTTCAGCTTCAAGAATTTCGTATAGCATCCGAGCCGTGCGGATTGCAGCATGGAAGTCAGTGATTCCACGGTATTGGTCCACGCGGAACGGATCGAAGTAATGACAGAAAAACTGAGCTTCAATATCTTCTGGATCATAATAGACTCCCTCGCGCGTCACGCGGAAGATGCGGTAGGCCACAGGCCGACCGAACTCATTCGTGAACACTCCTTGGAAATAATTGTTCGGTTCCGAGCCTAGGAGATTCGGATTGCCGATGCGCGTGCCGGGCACCAGCTGGATCTTGAGGTCGCCATCAACGCGACGGATGACAACACCGCAGTCGCCGTCAACCGGACGCTGTTCTGCCGCCAGCTGGATAAGTTTCTTGAACGTGTGACGGCCGGTCACATCGCACGTCTTGCACCACTCGTGAAAATACTCCGCGACAATCGCGTTGTAGTCGCGGTCGCCAGTCGTCGGGCTGTACTCGTGCGGCGTCAGGTAGTTGCCGAACTTGCGGCTGATCTCGCGCGCCTCCGGAAAGTTCTCCACGAGGTCGCGCGATTCCCACATCATCACGATGCGGTCGCGCACCGTCGTCGACGACTCGCTCGGCAGACCGTACTGCTTCGGAGCGTACAGCCGATTCGTCATGGCCGCGTTGTAGTTGAACAGCGCAGCCTGTACGCGCGACTCCATGCGCTTCAAGCCCCAGGCCGGAGCGATGGCCGAGATGGCCTTGTCGTACCAAGGCGCCGTGCTGATGACCTTTGAAGCGTCGAAGTCCATGTTAGTTGCCGTTGAAAGAAACAAAGGTCTGGTCGGTCGTTGCGCCGGCCTGATAGTCAATCGCTGACTGGATCTGACCGAGCATGATGTTAAGGCGGGTCAGGTCCGCACGAGTCACGCTTTTGCCGTTTAGGCTGTAGGACGAATTAACCAGCACCGCGCGGATAGCTGAAATGGTCTCGGTCTTCAGCGTTGCCAACGTCGCGCTGTCCAGTCCTTCAAACGGATTATCGTTGCCCATGTAAAAGCGGCAACTGTCCAACCTTTTGACGGTGTACCTCGCTAGCGTTAATCCGACTTCTCCGCAGGCGGCGTGTACCGGATGACGCCGGCAATGGTTGCCATGCAAAGCATCATGGCCGATGTGTCCAGGCCGTGGTTCGGTGCGTTGCTGCGCACCTCGCGCCACTCCCAGACGCCAGATCGGACCTCGACCTTGGACTCGCCCTTGAGGTGTTCGAGGTAAAGCGGATTTGCATCGGTGGGAATTTCCCACTTTAGATCGCCCTTACCATCGAGCGCCACCGCTAGCGTGTCCTTGAAGTAGTCACCGCTCCACTCGTAGAAGTAGACATCGCCTCCGCGGTAGTCACTCACGCGCGGCTCAGAGAACGGGAAGTTGACCAGCTTGTCGGTGTGCTCGTCGCGCATGGTCCACGTCTTGCGACCGTAGCCACGCATACCTCGCCAGCCAAACTCGGCACAGTCACGGTCGACATCGCTCGGCCGGTAGCCTCTGTCCTGCGCCACGCACGCATCCGGCACTTGATAGATGCGCTGCATCTCGCGCAGCTGGTCCCGCGTGTCGATGCGGCCGAACCAAAGCTGGCGGTAGCGCGGACCCGTCGCCGTGCTGAATGCGCCGATCTCGACCCACCAATGATCTAGCTGGCGGTCAAGTGCCATGAACCGGATGACCTCGTTGTCGATCTTCTCGCCGGCACGATACTGTGCCGTCGTGTAGCCGGAGTCCTTCAGGAAAAGGTTGATCGTTTTCTTTGTAACGAGCCACGGCTTGGCCTCGCGCTTCGTTCGAAAATCGATGCGCATCTGATCGTCGCCAGTCCGCAGTGAATGGTTCTCGGCCTCGCACCAGTCCTCCACTAGCAGGCGCATAGGACGCGAGACTAGCGCTTCGATGCGAAAGGATTGGACCTCTGCCGTGGCGTCCGGTCGCTGCGGCACATAGTGGCCGGACTTCTTCCAGGCCTCGCGCGTAGCATCAGAGTCGCTCGACTCATGGCCGCAATGGATGCAGCGGAAGCGGCACGACTCCACCGCGCGCGCCACGTCCCACGAGTTGTCGTCGCGCTTGGCTGCTCGGTCCCAGACTACGCCGGCGCGATTCGTTCCGTCTTTCTGATCGAACGCGATGATGTGCGGCTTGTGGCAGCTGGGACACTCGGCGTGCCACTCCTGCTGGTTGCCCGACGTGTAGCTCGCGTGCTCCACGTTTCCCGTCTGCTCGTCCATGATCGGCGCTTGCGACACGTTGTAGACCTTGGAGCGCCCTACCTCCTCGAACTTAGACACGCGCGCGATGGCGTGACCGTAAGTTTCCTGCCAGCGCGGCAGCCAGATCTCGTCGTTGATCTTGTAGCGGATGGACTGCGATTGCTGCGTGGACAGATTGGCCGCGTTGAGCGTCAGGAAGAAGCCGCCAAAGTAAATCTCGGTCGTCGTGCGGTGCGGTCCCGGTTTCGGCAGCATGGCAGCCACCGGCCGGCAACGCTCAAGCAGAGGCCACAGCCGCGTCTTTGCGTGCCGCTCCACCATGTCGTCGGTCTGCATCGTCCAGCTGATTGGTCCCGGATCGTTCGCGATGATCCACGGCAGCCAGACATCAGCCACTAGCGTTCCGCCAATCTGCACCGCTTTTCGGAAGTGGACGCGCCGAATTAGCGGATTCTGCAGCGCTTCAAAGATAGGCACCAGCCACGGCGACAGCCGCACGTTGAACGGCCCAGGCGTGGCGTAGCTCTCCGGCAGCTGCACGTTCCGACGTGCCCAGTCATAGATTGGCGCACGGTCGGGCTGCGACAGCGCAAAGTCTGCGAGCAGTTGTTCCTGGTCGGTCACGGTATCTTTTGCAAAGTGTTTGCCTGCACAGAAAGAAACTCAGTTTGCCCGACCAGCGGCACAATCACAGCCACGCCATCTGCGCGCATCTCCTGCACGATATAGACGTACTGCGGATCATCTCTGCCGCGGAAGTTGGCGCGGATGACCACTACGTCGCCAGGCTCAAGGGTCACTCGGCATCCTCCTGCTCAAACGTGGCCTTGACTGCCTCGGTCTCAAAGCGCGCGATGTTGCCGGCGATAACCTCTCGGATCTCGTCCAAGATACGGCTGCCTTCCACGTTCGCTTCCGCAGCTGACTTGCCAACGATACGCGGACCAAGTTCAACCTCCAACTTGAGCCGCAGCAGCAGGTCCAGCTTCTGACTGAGCAGCCGCAGCATTGATCGGACAACCTCGCGCTCGACCAAGTCGCCACGCTGCGCGCTGATCTTTAAATCTTTCAGCGTGATGTCACGACGCAAAGCCTCTGCTTTAAGTTCTGCCAGGTTGTTGCCGTCTGCTTTATTGACCTGCTTGTTCAGACCACGCGAGGCCGCCCAGTCCGCGATCTCCTGCGCCTCCGCTCCCTCGGGAAATCCCTCCACGCGCCGCCAACCGTAAAAGGTTTGCC